ACTCGAACGATACCGCTGTTCATTCGCCAGGAGTCGCCTTGAGCATATCCCCCAGACCAACCAGCAAGAACACGATAGTGAGGATCATCACCTTTGAATTTAATGACGATCCAGTTATCGGGGAAATAGTTTCTCATTTAGTATCCTTTACTTTAATATTTCCACAGTGTTCACATTGGAGAACGTAGCGATCGCATGACCCTTTTGAAAAGTCAGATTCATAATCAACTCTACGTTTATCGATGATCTTCCATTTATGAAAACAACCGCTTAAAAGAAACCCAAATAGACGTTTCATTCCTTCACCTCATAGACTGGAACACCAGCAGTCTTTCCTTGTCGAATCATATCAGCAGTTCCTTTACCACCTTCAAATGCTATTATAACATGTGGTTGACCAGATGTAAACATTAATTTGTTGCGGATGGGTCCTGCGGATCTTCCATAAGTTGTCCAGTCTGCAGGAAATGATAGAACCTTAAGCGATCTCTCTCTTGCGTATTGATCTGCAAGAAGATCTGCCCCTCGTGCGTTTCCATGAATGATGACCGGAACTTTTCCAGATTTCCGGACTCCTTCAAGTACTGCATCAAGTACTCTTCCAAGTCGAACGGAGTCTGAATAATCTCTTCCGCCACAGACGAGGATTCTGAACTCATCACCAATCATCCTTGAAATTGACTCCACGAATGAGTATCTCGATGAGCTTATTAATCTTATTGTTCACATCATCAATATCTACCACACGAGTATGACGAATATCGTTCAGTTCGTTAAGCAGATTTGATACTTGTGCGTTATGTCTTGCGACCATCAAAGGAACTTCTTGATCCGTTCCTGCAAAACGCCATGTCTTGACCTGTTCTACAGTGACAGGAGTATGTCCAATAATACTATACATCAGTAATTACTCCTTGGGTGAGCTCTTTCAGTAAGGTCTACAATATCACCCTCGAGTTCTTGAATCTTACGGATAGCACGAAGGCAGATGTCACTGTTCTTAGTAGCAACACCAAGTTGCAGAGCGAGTTCGAACAGATCGTTTTCAAGTTTGGAATTGAGCTTCATCTCAGTTCTCCATGATCCACTGCTTGAACGCTGCAAACTGCTCGGCGTTCATATGAAAAGTCTCTACCTGATAGCCGTCGATAGCGATACGAAACCCTCCATCCACAAAATTCCGATCAAAGCTGATTTCTTCACCCTTTTTGTAGGCTATAAAGTCATCTTTGTCTTGCCAAGTACCTTCGTGATTGATGGTCATGTCGGTTCCTTTCGTTCTTGTTATACTCTTTATACAACAAGACGACCCGAATGTAAACCCCCTATTTTCATTTTTTTACAATTCTACGTCCACATAATCGTAGATGCCTAGACAATGAAAATTGGTGTTACCGTGCTTATACTGCATCGTGTAGTGCCAGTGACCGAAGTACCAGCTTTCTGGCTGATGCAGCTCAAACAGCTTCTGCAGGAAATCACCGGTTCGGGTGCTATACCGAGGACCTTTCAGAAGTCCTGTATCCCAAAACATATGACCAGCAATGTTATGCGGGCAGTCATGGGTGATCATGATACGAGGCTTAACGGACAGATACGTATCTAGGAATATATCGAACTGTTCATCCGAGCACTCTTCGTCTTCCCACCAGTCAATATCCTTAGTACGCTTATACCAACCAGGAGGTGCATCAGGATTATCAATACTCCAAGCACCGCCGATGAACATTACATCGTTCTCTACGGTTCCGTCCTTGATCCAGCCAACCATCTCTTTACACTTAGCAGGATTGTCGTGGTTGCCGCGGATAAAGCGGTGATGCCTATCAGCCATGTGTAGATTGATACGCTCATGCCAGTAATCAGACTGTCCGAAGCCAATACCAAAGTCACCGATCTGGATCGTCGGGCCTTCAAACTTATCGATACCGTAAACCATGTATTCGCTGATCTGGCCGTGGATATCGCCAATTAGTCGTGTAAGTGTCATCTTTTCCTCAATTTCTCATAAATGTGGTAACCCATCGAACCCGGGGTGTGGTTTGCAAACGTATCCAGGATATATTGAACCTCTTCTGGAATCAAATCGCCAGGAACATACTCATCATCTTCAACAACTCGATACCCGCGATCTTCAATTTCGTCGATCAAGTCATCGTCGTCGAATTCTCTTAGATTTACTTCAATCGTAGCGTATGCCATAATATCATTCTTCCTATTAGTCGTAAACTTTATTTTCTTCTAGGTTTTCTAGGTTTTCTTTTATTTAAAGTTCTTCTTACATCGAATACGATTTTAAATGCTGGTAAAATCTCGATACGAAACCAACCAAGTCTAAAATTAAATCTCATTATATGTTCCTGTACGCGTACTCGAGCGCGCGATCTGCCTCAACACGAAGCGGACGGTTCTCATACCAATTACCATGTTCTTGATCGAACTGCTTACATAGATCTGCGATCTGGTCAGATGTAATAGGATATTCTTTTTCGATCGCACGTGCTGCGATAGCTACCATCATCTGATACATCTTATGATACCAACCGGTTGATGTAATAGAGATATATTCCGCTGCTAGCTTCTTCGGCCAGAACGGACAATCGTGATAGCTATTCCAGAAGATGCCGGTGTTCTGCATCATGGACTTACGGTGATTAACGACCTGCTCGGCTAGCTCAGGAGATAGTCGATCGAGAAACGTGTTACCACTCTTAACCCTATCTACGTAGGGATACTTAGCAAGTAAGTCAGATACACAGAGTGACCGGTTACCACCACTAAATATAAAATTAAAAGCTTCATCATACGTTGCAGGGATGTAATACATTCTGCTGAGGTCTTTACATTGTTTATCTCCTGCGTCGTCCAGGTGAGATTGGAGGGCGAACCAGAAGTGTTTGATTTCATCCACACCCACATGTCGGTCAAGCGCGAAGACCAAACGGAACTTTGGTTTATCACGCCGCGAGCTTGCAGTAGAGTAACAAATATAGCGCCAATCAGAAGTCCTTGAATTAACATAATCATTTACGCTTCCATCAAGGCTAATGTCATCAACATCAACAGCACACCAACCTGCCCAGCCCAATACATTCTTGTTGGCTCGTGTAGTCCCATCTTGATAAACAGCCGGAGAAATAAGTTCTGCATCTTTTTTACCTTTCTTAGGTTGCTTAGCCAAACCATAGAGTAGTTTCTCTAACTCGTCAAAGCTAGAGAAATCCATACGTCTATGGGTTTTATTGTCGTATTGGTTCTTAAAAAGCGTTAGAGAAAGATCCATGATTACCTTCGTGATTCGGTGCTTCCCAACCTTCGGGCTTGATTAGATCCGGCAAACCAAACGGGTTCGGACGTCCGGGCTTTACACCAGGAGACTTAGCCATGTTTGCCTGATAGACTCTATCCCAAGCTTCATTCGCATCCACACCGAAGACGTCGAGCGTACCGATGGCGAATACGCACAGATCGATAAGACCATCTACGATTTCTTCAGGATCTTTTGCCGCATATGCGGCAATCGTTTCATCGAGTTCTTCTTTACACATAGACAGACGGAACTCTAGGTATTTGTCCATAAGATCTTTGTTGTGCTTGTTGTCTTCGAACCACTTATGCACACCGAACTTGGCATGCATCATGTAGATATCATTTGCCCAATCAGACATAATATACTCCTTCATTGATATTCATATCATACTTTATTTGCATTGATCTGTAAACCCATCAACCGAAAATATCCTCGAGAGTCACTCGCTCTTCTGAATGCCAGCCGATCGCTTGCAGAATAGGTTCGAGTGGCTCAAGGAAAGTCTTTTCGAATTGCTTATCATAGTCGATATACTTGTGGAGATTGAGCTCCGGCGGCAGGTAATCCGGATAGGCAATCACGTTCTCTTTGATGGGATTCGGCAGTTTCAGATAGGCAAACTTAATCTTTTCGCCTTCCTTGATCGTTTCGTATTTATTTGTAAGGTCTTTATCCGTTAGATAATGATTGTACAACAGTGCAGCCCGGACGTGGATCGGGCAGCCTTTCGTATAGATGTCACGCTTATCTTTCCACTTATTAATCTCAGTAACACCGCGCGGGAACGATGCATCCTCAGGACGCAGATTACGGAACTCAGTCTTAAAGTTCTGGATAAAGCGCTGCGTACCTTTCTCATCACCAGCGATCATAAGCTTAAATGCTTTCTTAAACTTATCCCGCACAACCTCCGGAGTCGAAGACTTAATGGCTTCAATGCCCATAATCTTCATCTTCGGTTCAGCGTATTGTACACCTTCGGAGTTATGCACATTGAGGATATAACGCTTCTTTGCCTGCCAGATACCACGGTCAGCAATGACCTCGCGCTCCATAACCATACGCGGTTCGAATGCAGACATATGTTGGAACAGTTCATCCATGCTACGTTCGAACATCGGATTAAAGTGCTTTTCACATACATCAGCCAGGAACGCAACCGGATCCTTGGGATTAAACTTTTCGACGAACTTAGCAAAGTTTACATATACAGAGTCAGTATCAATAGCGATAACATAATCTTCGTTCGTACCGAGGATCTTGTTGAGTTCAGCATTAACCGTGCGTTCACACCATTTAATAACAAACTGACCGGTTAAGGTAATGCCTTCCGCAATGCGCAGATCGAAGTAGCGATAGTACTGATTGCCCAACGCACCGAAGAGGCTGTTGAGTAGAATCTTAATCGCCATCTGACGGTTGTTCAGTTGGTTAATCTCTCGTTCAATCTCCGGAGTCGGTGTCTTCTGATAAGCGGATTGCGCCGCAAGCATCTTTTTCTTAGTAGCCTTACGATCAGCGTAGTAGTCCACAATGATCTTAGGCATGACGCCCTGGAAATCTTTCTTATACATCGAACCATTTGCCGCCACAGCTACATCGTTACGAGTAGGCTTATTGTCGAGATAATATTCTACTCCAGACCGAAGCATATCACCAGGATCTTTCAACAGAGTCTCGGGAGACATGTTCCATTGAGCAATGATGTTAGGATACAGAGAGTTAAGGTCGAAGCTAACCACCCATTTATACATGGCAGGAATAACTTCCTTCACGTACCCGCCCGCGAACTTTACGTCGATCTTTTCCGATCGCTTACGGTGTGGGATAGCAATCTTTTTCGCATTCAGCTCACGATACACAATCGAATCCCAGATGGAGGTAGTACCAAATGCGTCAGAATAGTTTACGCCTGCCTTATAGGCAATCGTAAGGCAAAGCGTAATCAGATCCATCTTTTGGTCAATGCGTTCCACGAGCTCGACGTCTTTGATGTTATAGTCAATATAGAGCTGATGGTTTTCATTGTACAGATTACGGAGGTTACCGTATTCTTCGTAGGATAGTTTACGTTCGCCCAGAACCACATAGGCAATGTGGTCTAGCTTATAGGATTCCTGTGCACCGTAACTATAGCCGAACTTCTGGAATAGATCATAGTAGTCCAACTGGGCGATGCCGACGATGTCATACATGTCCATGTTCTTATTCTTAAACTGGACTGATTTCTTCTCGATCATACCCCACGGTGACAACGACTTAGCAGCTTTCTCATCACCAAGTCGGGTAATGCGATTGATGATGTAAGGCATATCGAAGAATCGCATGTTCCATCCAGTGATAGCATCCGGATAGTCGTTCTTCCAGAACGTTAGAAACTTTACGAGTAGTTCTACCTCGGATTCACATTTATGATACTGGATGAGCAGATTCTTATGCTCGGATTTGGTAATATCCCAATCCTTCAATCCCCAGACGTGGTAGACATTGCTACGGCTAGTCTTAAGAGTAATAGCGGTGATTGGATGCAGTGCTTCTTCTGGTGTAGGGAAACCCGCATCAGAGTGAACTTCGATATCGATATTTGCCACGTTGACGAACGACTTATCGAATTTGATATCACCCGGAAACTTATGGGTGATGAACTGGTGGATGTAGTTCGTATTACCCCAGAACTTAAATCCGACTACGTCTTCATACTGAAGCATGAAGTCACGTGCTTCGCCCATGGTGTCGAATTCTATAGGTGCAACAGACTGACCTTCCATAGTGGACCAACCTGTATCTTTGCCCGTATTGTTGGGAACAAAGAGGGTAGGCGAGAACTTGTATTTCTGTGTGATAGGTGTACCGTTATCGGTATAACCCCGATAAAGGATTTGGTTGCCGTACCGGCCGACGTTGGTGTAAAAAGACATAGGACCTCCATAATTAAATCTATTCTATCACAGTCTAGGTCTATTGTATACCCCCATCATATGATCCAAAAGCCCAATATCTTTCTTTGCACCACCAACACTTTCGACACGGGGACGTTGCACTAGCTATACAACTGTTTGTAATAGTAGAAAGATGTTGTAAATTGAATTTTTTATATTGATCTGCTATGAATTTTTTATTCACGGTGGCCCATGGTAGAGTATGGGGATATTTTAAAGAAAGGTCGATTAGATTTCTTCCGACTATATCGCCAGGAAGTTCGGGCCTTTCTAAATCATCCATCCCCTGACTAATACCCCTTATAGTATAAAAGGTGTTATTAGTATTTCTAAAATCTTCTAACGCAAGTTTTAGAGCTTCTGTTTTGGTAACAGTTAATGGTTTGGGGTAATCATAAAGGTATAGGGGCTCTATAAATTTAGTATTGGTAATTTCATTTATATGCTGAATTATTTTAGCACAAATATCAGCACTAAACTCAGACTCTACCCCATGGAACGGATAAATTCTAACATCAGATTGATTCCTTTCTTTTATCATTTCCACTAATAGGAATAATATTAAAGCAGAATCCGCCCCGCCAGAAAGATTCAATGCTATATTTTTCACTTCTCTGGGAAAGGTCTCAAAGAAATCTACTTTTATATCATTAAATTCAAGGATCATTATAATATTCTTCCGATTTTCTCACGAGATAATCTCTTATCTCGTTATAATTAATAATAATTTCCTTATAATCTTTTTCAATTTTTATTGGGTGGAAATCTAGAGGCTTATAATAACTTCTCCAGTCATCAGTGCAAAAAATATCATTTATCTTATTAAAAAGTTTTTCTTTAGTATTAGTATCTTCATAAAAGACATTTATATAATCATATCGATCAGATATATATTTTCTTAAATTTTTAAATTCTAACAAAAGGTTAAAAACCCAGTCCATTCTTCCTAAATCTTTTTCATCCACCATCACACCTGTGGAAATCAGATCTTTATACAGATCTATATTATTTTCTCTAGCATGAAAAATTCTAGTCTTTAGAGCAAATATCGTGCTCAATAGAAACTCAGATATATCTTTTCTATCGGTCAAAACAAATCTACGATCAGAAAAAAAGTCTGATATTTCCTTAGGGTTATAAACCACTTCTAAGGTAGTTTTTATCCAATAGTTCTTGCCCTTACTTTTTTCTGATTCTAATAATTTTAATTTACTAAGATTAGCTTCTTCGATACTAGAATAAACCGGAGGGTGTATAAAATGAATATCAAGGGATGTTTCTGATGCGATAGGGTATAATTGAGCTGAGTTTTTATCACCCGTTTTCAGATCTTCATATACGTTATTTTTACTTTGAAATAAAAAAAGTTCACTATGATTTTTTAAAGGCAAAAGGCCGAATTTCTTTAAAGCATAGGGCTCCATGATGTCATATAGTATAGTACTTCTAGTCCTCGGAGGACTAATTATAATAGGAGGCTTATCCATTAACTTTATTTTATATCCCTTATTACTGCCACTAAGTGAATTCTACTTTCCCGACTTGCATTAAATGCAGTGTGTGGCTTAGAGGTGTCTGCCATCCACCATTTATCCTGTCCGAGATGTTTTACTTCATTATCAATAACCATGAAACACCCATCTTGGGTTTTTATGGGATAATGAAGTCTCGGCAGCCCTTCGTCGATATGCCACGTTAAACAAGTTTTAGGCTCAGATTTAAATAACCTAATCCTACCCAAAATGTATTTCTCATCTAAGATATTATAGATTTCTTCGAAAACCGTACCCTTAAATATATCGCATAAGACGGTAAAATCCCGCTCATGTAATCTTTCGGTTTTATTAGGTATTTCATATTTTGTAACGGCTTCATTCGTGGTAATTTTTAAATTACCCCAATCCTTTACAAGACTACCGTTCGCCATAGTATAATCATGTTCAAATCCCTTAACAGTGTTTAAACCGATCTGTCCGTAAGTATTCAGACATTCTATCATTACTGGGGTTAAATGATCTAGCAGTCCCGGAAATGCAGGTAGATCTAATACTTCCTTAAAATGGCTCACTTTTATCTCCGTGGTATCTTCGCATCATATTATGGTCTTCAACTACATCCATCAGGTGACACTGAGCTTCCATGGCCGTCATAAATTCATATCCATCATCAACATGATTAATTATATTCCAGAACATCTCTTTGTCTATATTCTGAGTCATACAATAGTCAGCAATTGCAGCCATGATATAATCGAATTCGCTTAGATTTAGATTATCAGTTTCTTTTTTATCCGACATAAAAAATACCTCCATGCTGAGCACAGAGGTATTTATTGTTTTATTCGTTACTTCTTTTTACCGTTTATAAAATCTAATTCTTCGTCGGTATAAGGCCACATTATTTGCCGCCTTTCTTCTTCTCTGCTAAAGAGCGAAGATATGTGTGATCAGGATCTAGCATATGCTTAATCCTTTTTTGAAACGAAAGAATACATTTCCTGAGCCTTCTTCATAAGCTCATCCATACTATAAGGGGTATAGGCATTAGCAGCTTTTGCATCTTCAATAGTAGCTTTGCCAATTGCCATCGCTTTTTCCCAATACTGCACGTTCAAAGCAGTTTGCTTGTCCATGTAGTCTTTTGCAAGTTCGAGAATATCGGCGCGGATTTCGAAAGGGTTCTTATTCATAGTAGTTCTCCTGTGTGATGTCGCAGGGGCACTATGCCCCTGCTGTGTGTTATTTTGTACGTCCATAAGCAGTTTGTCTTGCTATAGCATGTAGATCGTAACGGCTAAGACCCATATCATGAAGCTGGTAGTCAGTAAGTCTGCCAAGTTCTTTTAGGGTGCTTCTGTACATCTGGTGCTTAGCATAGTTGCTGCGCGCGGTTGAATAGAGTTTAAAGATAGCGTTCAGTACTTCACTGATCGGACTCTGTAAGTAGTTGCTTATTACTAGTGCTATGTGTGTCATTTGTTTCCTCGTGATGACCGATTTCGATTTTACGAGGACGCAATTCTTCTGGGATTACATACTTCAGTTCAACTGACAGAATGCCATCCTTAAGATCTGCTCCGATTACGTGTACGTGTTCAGACAGCCTAAAGGTGCGTTTAAACTTCTTCGTAGAAATTCCACGATGAATAAACTCTCTACCTCTGCTTACGTGATCGCCCGTAACTGTCAATGTACGGTCTTTGACCTCGATTGAAAGTTCCTCCCTTGAGAATCCCGCTACAGCAAGTTCGATCAGATAATCTGTCTCGCCGGTTTTGATAATGTTGTGTGGGGGATAATGATCGTTAGCATGCTTTGCTACATGATCAAGCTCATTCAATAGATGATCGAAACCGATAAATGAGCCACGGGGAAATAGTTGCTGTACGCCTGTCATTGTTTTCTCCTCTTTACAAGCAAGATGTTTAATGCGACCGGTTACTTCCGCATCGCCAGCTGTATTTATACCCATTTACTTATTACCATACGTAATACCTGATTTCATTTATTAAGATAACTTCTTAAAAACTATTAGACCTGGTGCTATCATTTCTAATTCCTTTAATTTCTCTGAATTATAGATGAAATTTGGCGTATATCGATGTCTTCTAGATTCTATATAATAGCCACCGGAGGTTAAATTAAACATAGCATGACAATATGCGCTTTGCTTAGAGATGGGGGTTAGATCCCAACCCGACATATCATTGATAGCTAATGCAATTGGTTCCTGAAATTCCTCATAAAGAGCTATATTTCTTACATCTATTTCTTTTATTTCTTTTATTTTATTGTAATTGGGAATATCAACCCCAACTACCTTTCTTTCGGGAAAAAGTTTTTTTAAGAAAATAACCATTTGTCCGTCCCCACATCCGTATTCATATAGGGCACCTGGGGGTAAAGTATCTTTTATTTTTTCGAGATACAGAGTTAAATTTTTATAATAATATGAACCCCATTCTTCAGAATTGTTTTTATTTTGCCAATAACTTTTATCTGAATCTAGAGGTTCATATATTTTTTCAATCATTACTTATTTCCAATATTATACTTCGGACAAAGCTCCCATTCGTCTTTTTCTTTGAATGGGATAATCTTAATTTGTCTTAGAGGTGCGCAATCTAAATTACCACCTGCTGCAAGTTTGATTAATCCCCAATCACTAAGCAACGTAGCGATCGTGTTTCTACGCTGTACATCATTCATCTCTAGATTGGATTTCTTGCCGTCAAGAAGGAATAGCTCCTTGAAATGAACGATAAAATATCTTCCCTGCTTATGTAGTATATGGCAAGATTGAAATAGTTTTTTATCTTTTCTAGAAGCTACCCCAATACGAGTTAGCGTCTCGCGCACCTTTAGAAAATCATCTGGTTCATCCAGGATAACTTCTAGCATGTCCTGTGGTGTCCAATGGACGTTATTATTTTCTTCTACCACCTTTTTGTACCTTCTCTCTCAAATTCAATATTTGGTCGGATGTCAACAGTGGTAGTACTTGGCGGGCTTTTTCATTACTGTAGCCATAGTATTCTTTTACCACCTCAACATCATTTACCAATTCAGGTTTATCCCATTTCGAGAAGCGTTTGCGCTTCCTGACAATATTTATGAGAAAATGAAATTGTAGTTTCTTATCGAGGTGGTGCAAACGATTCATCTCGTTTGCGGCTAATACGGTGTCATTGAAGTAACTCAATGATCGATTGATAGTAAAAGCATTATAAGACTTTTCAGTGATATCGTCGACCATTAGATCTTTCTTTGTATCACTGATAGCGTTCACATATTCAAAAGGATTCATTCTATTCCACTATCAATATTCGGCCATTCAATACGCTCGATGCGTTCGTTGATAATATCTTTCGTAAGAGCGGTAGATTCACCACGCTGGATATTCTCCATATTATAATACAACTGAGGGACTGTTTTATACCCCATTTTCTGGAAGTATTCGAATGCTTCTGTATCATGTTCAATGTTGACTTCTGTATACTGAAATCCCCATTCATCAAGTCGCTTCTTCAAATTCTTACAATAGAAGCACTTATCCTTTGTATAAATTTTAAGCATATACTCCCTCCGGTAGTGGGCCTAAAGCCTGAACGATTGCTTGCATACGCATTACATCCATAGCAATATCATGGCAAGGATCGTGCTTCACAAAGTGTTCGGCAAGACCATCAGGGATAAAACTAGTATCAAGCTCGAACCCATGTGCCATGCCTTCAAGGTAGCTAATCGTATCTCTTACCAACCACCAATCATAAGGCTCTGGATTACCCGTTGCTTTCATAAGTGAAGTCATAAACACTGGGTCAAATGTATTGCGCCTAGTATATACCTTCTGGAGGTTGGTACATTTGTTCACTACAAAAAAGTTATACAGTTCAGCAATGGATCTATCATCCGGGCGAGGTGCGATCTTCTTCTGTGCTTCTTTACTCTGACGTGACCACCATTCGACAGTGTCTTTTTCAATCTTGCGGTTGTAAGACTTGACCTGATCCGCAACATCAAACTTAATATAATTGCACTTATCCAATAACTCCTGATAAGTGTAAGGATCTTTAGTAAACCGCATCGGGTCATAGTTTAACATTGCAAAAGAAATTACTACACCATCGACAGGGTTCTGCGACAGAGTCTCGAAGTCATATATTGTACAAATATCCAAACCTTGGAATCCTTTCATTTAATCTGTACCTCTGTCATAATCTCGGTCATACAAGCTACTAGATTCAGTTCATGATCTGCTACGAACGCAGCTTTGTACTGATAGTCAGCAAGGATTAGGACAAGTTGTGGGATAGAAGGTGGCTGAACTTTATCCATCATTCGATCGTAAACCCCACGAATAATAGCAGACGTATCCAGATCCATATGATTAACGACCCAACTACGCATAGACTTAAAGTCTTTCGACTTTAGTGCATCGAAGAGTTTATTGAACTGATCATCTGAACCAGTTGACGAAGTAAGGAGATTGAATTCGCCATCGATACAGTTGCGCTGGGTTTCGTTAATCACACGACGCCAATCGGGAACATAGCGCATGATAACATCGACAAGTTGCTTAGGATCACCTTTTACATTCTCTTTCTGAAGAATAAACTTCAATCGAGAAAGGAACAGTTCAGCAATCTTAGGCAGTTCATCTTTCGGCACATTGAAATCGTATACCGCACAACGAGAGTGGAGCGGCTCAATGATACGATTCTTAAAGTTACAGGTCAAGATAAAGCGACAGTTATCGGAAAACTGTTCGATGAAACCACGAAGTGCCGGTTGGGTAGACTGCGGATTCAGATAGTCAGCTTCGTCTAGGATGATGACTTTATATCCACCACTAAGAGATACGGTAGAAGCAAACTGCTTAATCTTACCGCGAAGGGTATCGATGTTACCTTCTTCAGAACCGTTAATGATAATATAATCAAGACCAAGCTCTTCGCACAAAGCTCTTGCAGCTGTGGTCTTACCGATGCCTGCTGTGCCGGTGAACAGCATGTTCTGCAATTCACCGGTATTGAGCATCTGTTGAAGAGACTTTGCTACGGCAGAAGGCAACAAAGTCTCATTCAGTTTTTTAGGGCGATACTTTTCGACCCACAGAAAGTCTTTCGACATGTGTACTCCAATTCAAGATGTAGTGCATTATATGATAGTCAGGAGTAGATGTAAATTACTTATCTGATTCCTCAAGCTGGGCAGATTCGCAAAGGGCAATCATCTGTACACATTGATCGCGAAGTTGACCAATGGTGGTCAATTCTTCGCCGCGGAATCCGCCGCGCTGCACAACAGTATCAATAACAGCAATGGTGCTGCGAGAGATACGTGCAGAAATATCGGTAATTTGTTTATTCATTTTATTCTCCATAAGTCGAGGTTTTTTCAAGAGCAATCCAATAGTTTACTTTCTTTTCGGTATGGGTAAACTTAGACATGAGTTTAGACGATAGGCCAACATTGTAATCACCAGGCAAGATCTTTAGATTCTGAATATTCAGAATGAAGTTAAAGTTTTCGCTTTCGTATTTACCAGCCAATTCGATGGTAAAAGTGTTTGACGTAGTATTCTCTGGATCAAATACGGTAAGTGCAATTGCACCGTTTGAAGGAGTAATGGATACAGATGTATGTCCAAGCGCAGATGTAGCACGCTTGATCTTATTCATAGTATCCTGATCAAGGGTAAAAGTTACCTCGAAGTCATTCATAGCAGATGCTTTTGTAAGCATCGTGTCAGTCGGGGAGGTAAGCATCTCGGTTTCGGTAAAGAAGTATTTAATCTTTGACCGTCCAACCGAATCAGAGATGACAGCAAACTTTTCCTCGAACTTAATCTGCGGTTCGTCTACAAGAGATAGAACACCGAGGAATTCATTCAGGTCATAGATGCCAAACTCTGAGGGGAAAGATACATCCACAGATGCAGTAGACAAGATGTTACGAGCTTCGGAGATAGTAGCAACTTCGTTCCCGGTTCGGAATACGATGTTGCTATTGATGCCAGAGAAGTTTTTAAGTACTTGGGTAGTATAGTCAGTAAGTTTCATAGGTTATCCCTTTCATAATATACTCAATTATACGACAGATTACGCCGCTTGTACACCCCAATCTTTCATCTTCGAGAAGTTTTTATCCTTGAAGAATTCGATCTTGTTCTTGAATTTACCATCGAGGATTTCGCCCTTGTGGCTAATGACAAACACATTGGTATCATCATCGAGTGAATACAAGATCTTCATAAGGTTCTCAACACCGTCATGATCGAGTGAAGAGTCAAAGGTCTCGTCCAATACCAACAGGTTAGTAGCAACAGAGTTCTTCATCTTAGCAATCATGCGCCATGTAAACAGAAGCGCTAGGTCGATACGTTGCTTTTCGCCTTCAGAGAAACTGTCATAGGTAAAAGCATCACGGTGTCTGGACTTAATAGTCTCTTGGAAGCTCTCATCCAGATTAAAGTGTACGAAGAAATCTAGGATTTGCAGATATTTATTCACTAGGTTGTTGATGATAGGAATATACTGCTTAATGACTTTCGTCTTAATACCTGTATCTTTTAGCATCTCTGCCATAACAGAATTGTATGAGAGTTCTTCATTCAGTTTCAAACGATCTTCCATGAAGCGATCTTTATCAGCAACCATTTCAGATAGTTCCGCGTTCGCCCGCGCGAGGTCGCCCGTACGCGAGCCCAGACGTGCGATATCATCATTCAGGGTCTGAATAGTTCCTTGCAGTCTTTTAATTGTCTGACTATTCGTATGAATAGTAGTCTGCTTTTCTCGAATGATTTCTGCTGCAGCAGTGAACTTATCAATAGTCTCTGTTACGATAGCACCTTCTTCATCAGCCTTACGAATAGCGCTTTGTAGTTCTCGCGCTCTCGATTTTGCTGCATTCAATTTAGTGGTTCGGACTTCTTCAGCAATGCTTTGTGTACAGGTGGGGCAATGTGAATTCACTTCGTAGAATTTAGCATCACTTACCACATTCTTTACCTGGGTGGTGAACGTTGCTCTAAACTGCAATAGAGTTTGCTTACGGTCGTGTGCGCTATTCAGTGCTTCGCTTACTTTCTCATTCTCTTTCTCAATATAAGAAGAAAGTTGTGCATTCTCTGCAAAAAGATCTTCAATCTCTTTCTGTGCACCTTCGATCTGATTCTTTTTAGAGTTAATCTCTTCCTGATTGATAGCCGTAATATCACGGATATATTTCTTCTGAGATTCAATCTGGTTCTTTTTCAGATCAAGTTGATAGCCAATGTCCTTTAGCTTTTCTTTCAAGATAGCATTCTTTTCCTTGATGAGAACGTTCATCTTAGAAAAGACGTTAATATCCAGCAGATCCTCGATAACTTCTCTTCGATGTTGTGCGCTAAGCTGCATGAACGGAATAAAGGAAGAGCTACCGAGAACAACGATCTGATGGAAAGACTTATGAGTTAGCTTCAGGATATTCTGTTCGAGCACTCTCTGATATTCGAGAGCTTTCGAATCCTGGTTAATCATAGAACCATTCTTCCAAATCTCAAAGATCTGAGGCTTAAGACCGCGTACAATCTTGAATTCAGATTTACCGACAGCAAATTCAATCTCAACAAGACAGTTCTTATTGTTAATGGAATTAACCAACTGTGGCTTATTGATGTTTCTATGTGGCTTACCAAACAATGCAAAAGACATGGCATCAAGCATAGTGGATTTGCCTGCGCCATTATGTCCAACAATCAGTGTCGATTTATATGCTGTCAGGTCAATCTCGGTGAAGTTATCACCGGTTGACATAAAGTTTTTCCATCGAAGTTTTCGGAAGAAAATCATGCAATCTCCAATGCTTGCGCCTCGGCCAAAAGCCCGCGCATATTTAATTTCAATCGATCTTTATCTAGATCCGTTTCAACAGCATCCACATAGCTATCAAGAAGTTCAGTCGTATCCTCTACGGATACGGCTTCATCTTCCACATTCTCGCCCATGAACTCATTAAAGTTCTCGGCGATCTTCAAGTCGTGGATCTTCTGTGATTGTATTCTATCAATAAAGCGATCAAATGTAAACAGATCGGACTTGTTTACCACTACAATCTTTACAAATTTTTGGTCTAGTTTGGAGGTGTCATAGATCGAGTAATCTACCTTCGAGTCGTCGTATACGATACGTTCGAAAAGGGTATGCGGGTTTACAATCTTAGTTAGTTCTCTCGTCTCCGTGTCTAGAACATGGAAACCTTTCTCATCACCAGCATCGGACCAGAAGAATTCAAACTGTGTACCGAGATAGTGGATGTTATCTCTCTGAGAACCTACGTGGAAGTGACCAGATAGAACCTTTTCAAATCGGGAAAAGATACTATGATTTAGTCCTCCGTGTGATACAACACCACGGAGAACGTCGAATCCAATCAGTTCCAAGTGTCCGCCAAGCCAGTCTGCTTTACAGGTATTAATGAATTCCATAGAACGGTCATAGTTTTCTTGACAGATCCATGGTAGCAAAGCCAACTTAAATCCATCCAAGTCCAAAACGTTTGGTTCCATATGGATAGTTACTTCACCCATATAGTGGCCGAGGAGTTCCTTTAGGGAGTTAAGCTCGTTGGTGTTTTTATAAAAGGTATCATGGTTTCCAGGAATGACGTCCATGTGCATTCCGTACTCTCGCAGTTTTGCAAGAAAAGACTTCCGGTAACGATGAAGTGACTTAAAATTAATGAATTTACGATTATCAAAAACATCACCAAGATGGATGATACGTTTGATACCGTTATCGCGTAGATACGGGAAAAAGATATCGCTATAAAAATGATCAGCATTATCTGCAAAAATGTCAGAAGAATTGCGAACGCCAACGTGAGTATCATTTAAGATTGCTACCTTCATTCTAAAATATTCCTATAGGGTTTCCAACCAAGTTTCTTTAGGTATTCAACATCGGCAATCGTTACTTTCCGCTCATTCGGAGTAGGATCATATCGAATCTCGCCTTCGAATCCAAACTTCTGAGCAAGAGATAGAACAGGTATTGCCCATCCCGTGCCGATATCCACTACAGGATCAATCTTACGATAGTTGTTCATGATTGTAAATATCGCAGAGCAAAGATCATCCACATGAATGAAGTCACGGTAATGTTCTGCATTGATATACTTAACTCGACCTTGCTCAAGCATCTTATACAGCATATCATCACGACCTGGCCATACGGTGTGGAACCGCATACCAACAGAGCTTTTTAGTGCTTGAGCTTGTATCTCATTCATCTTCTTTGTAGTTGCATATGGATTCGTCCACCATTCTTTTGCATTTGAGGAAGATGCATAAAGGAACTTAGTCTTAGTACCCTGTACGAAATTAACTGCACACTCCATAGCTCCTACGTTGTTATCGTAGAAAAGCTCTGGATTATTAACTGATTCCCTGACACCAGCAAAAGCTGCTAGATGGATTACGTAGTCGTGTTTATCGTACTTGTTCCATTCTTTTTGTATACAAGCGTTACCTTCGAATGAGGTTACTGCATAATCATTTTCAATCAGATATTCTTTTAAATAGGAGCCGATCATGCCCTCGGCACCGGTTAGTAGAACGGTTTTCATCCGAAGATTTCCCCCAGATCTGAATCACTCGAAGATACAACTTCGCGCTTCTTTCGTTCCTTCTTCTTCTCCTCCTTCACGAGAGAATCAAAGTAAGTGTCTTTTTCTTTCAGCTGATCGATCTTGCCCTTCAGTTGATCAACAAAAGCATGTGCTGCTGCAATTGATTCTTCGTCCGCGTTCGCGAGAGCGAATTCATCGAATGGACTCTGAGAGATAAACTTGATCTTGATATCCTGCTGCTTCTTCTCTTTAGCAATCCTACGAAGGAAAGCATACCAGCAGATCTGGGTAAAGTATGCAAATGCGTTTGGCACACCAGATCGGGTAGCTGCTTCGATGTCATAATTGTGAATGGCTTTCAAGCAGTTTTCTACTGCGTCCATTACCATCTCATCACGGTAGGTATATCTAATAAAGTTTACCTTGTGAGATAATCCTTCGGCGATCTTTAGGAAAGATACTGCGATATAGTTAGTAACTTTAGGGATTTCTTTGCCAGAAGCTTCTGCTTCTTTTACTGTTTTAATATATTCGACAACTGCTTCGCTGAAGTCTTTATTATTTACATAGTGTGGTTTGTCTTTTGGTTTCATAATATACTCCTAGCATATCTTACTGATTATAAATCAGAATCAAGGGTTTGTAAATAAAATATTTTTAATTTAGGGGATTTACATTTTCAAAAAACACGGTATAATATAAGAGTGCTTTTGAGGAGGATAGAATAATTAGTGCAACTTCGGGTTAAACTTCACAACTTTTTCGTCTTCTTCGTATTCTTCCATGATTTTATCTAATGGATCGGCTTCACGCTCTTCCTTACGATACTGTTCCACTTGCTTAATATACTCTTTCATCACCATGTCAGAGGGATTTGTTATACAAATGACTGCACCAGAATTTACCAAGAGAATGTGGGATGGATCATTGATATGCATCATGAATGGACGGAAGGTGTAGTATCTGAGACCGTTCTCGAAGTCCACATGTGATATTAGACTGTAGGCAGCACGAACGATCATAACCTCGGATTCATATTCATCTAGTTCAATGCCCACAAGATCGCAAATGACTTCTTCTCCACCGATAAGCTTTATCTGTTTTACTTGTGCTGTCATTTTAAATCAACCTCGTAAATCTTGTACTCGAACTCTTGCTTAACATACATCTTAACCCTTTCTAATGAGTGTTCTAGTGTATAGTTCTTTCGGCCTTTCCAGTGAAGATCATCAGCGATATCGTATAGGCTTGCTATAGATCCATCGTCTGACTTTCTTAGTCCTCTTCCGATTGATTGTAATACCCTAATCTGGGATTTACTCGGGGAGGCAAAGATAATGTTGTGGAGATTGCGGATGTTAATACCAGTAGAGAAAGTACCAAGTGACGCAACAATAATCGCATTTTTCTGTGTCTCTACGATCTTACGGATTGCTTCGCGATCACTTGTATCAGTATCTCCAGATACAAAGAAAACTTTTCTATTCTCATGTGCTTTATCCCTGATCATATCATATAGGGGTTTACCATGTTTGTCAACAAAGTTAAACAGCACAAGAGTATTTCCGTTTAAGTCGAGAGCAAGATTAGTAATAAGCTTATTACGAGAATCATTTCGAACAATGTAGTCCAATTCGGATTGGTAATCTTGCTTTCCCCAGTTTTTACGAACTTCTTCAGGATGCTTTAAGAGTAAGATAGTAATCTTTAACTTAGAAAGAGTGTCTTCATCCTGAAGTTTTTTCGTCGTTGTTACATTATATATCTTTCCAAAAAGTCCTTGAAGAACAAGCTCATGAGTCTGCGAACCGTCGAGTGTACCGGTCGTACCCCAACGATATTCAGCCTCTTTACACTTATCCATAATTGTAGTCAAAGACTTAGATTTGAACCCGTGACATTCGTCACCAACGACAGCACCAAATTGTTCAAACCACTTTGGCGGTAACTTATAGATCGACTGCCAAGTTGAAATGATGATATCTTTTTCTGTGTCTTTATCTCGTCCAGAATAAATTCTGTGGGCGACGTCTTCGACCGGCATACCGTAATCGGCGAAGTCGTTGTACATCTGTTCGACCAACGAAGTTGTTGGTACAATAATAAGGACTTTCCTGTCTTTCTGCCGTAGACTACAAAGGTATCTTTGGACCAAGGTATAGATAATAAGTGATTTCCCAGATCCTGTAGGGGAGATGAGTACCGCCCTTTTTCTATGAAGTCCTTCGCATACTGCATCGAACTGGTAATCTCTGATGTCGATTGGTTTACCTCTGGATTGCAATTCAAGCCCATCGATAAACTCCTTTATCTCTTCGGGGTTAATATCATTATATGCATCCGGTCTTCCATAGAAGTTATTATGTTCTACTTCAATCTTATAGTTTCTAGGCTTAGCAAATTCTTTTAAGAATGGAAATAGACCCACGGGAAGTTCCATCGTGTTGATATTAAAAAGACGAATCTTTCCATCCCAAACACGATTCTTATACAAAGGCATAAACTTGTAGCCGGGCACGAAAAACGAAAAGAATTCGCTCAGTTCGTTTGCGATTCCAAAGTCACATCCAATGTGCATAACAGAGTGATTTTTATTTTTTACTTTTAATGTGTCCATAGAATTATATATAAATGATTAACATAGGAGAAAATAAATGGTTTATAGTGCGAATGAATGGGATAATTTAAAACAAGTTATCCTTGGTACTGCTAAAGGTATGTATTGGCCGGTAGCAGTAGGTGCAAAATGGGAGTTATTACCTTCTGGGGAACCCGTTCCAAGTTATGTATTAGAAGAAACGGAGCAAGGTTTAGAAGAATATTCTAATATGATGCAATCCTATGGTGTGGAAGTATTAAGACCGAAGTACCAAGATTATTCAACCATAAATGGGTTCGGTGCATATTCTACGAGAGATGCAATCGCAGTAATTGGGGATAAAGTAATTTTTACTCCTACGTTATTTGAATATAGAAGGAAAGAATGGGATTATATAAAACCTTTATTTCCAGAAGATAGTAATTTTATTTATGCCCCTTTAGATGATAAAGATATTATTTTCGATGCTGCTAATATTATTAGATGTAATCAGGATATTTTATATCTTGTGAGTCATACAGGTACTATAGGCGGAGGCAGATGGTTACAAGATACACTAGGAAGTGAATACAGAGTTCATATTTTACAAAATCTTTATTCAGGATCACACTTAGATTCCACGATTATACCTATTGAAGAAGGCAAAGTTTTATTAAATGCTGGACGTTGTTCAGAAGATCACCTACCGGAATTTTTAAAGAAATGGGATAAAATCTGGGTAACCGAGGAAGATATTATAGACTATAAACATGAATTAAATATAGCATCTAAATGGGTTGGAATGAATGTTTTAGTTATTCAACCCGGGGTTTTAGCAGTAGATTCTACCCAAACAATTTTTATTGATAAACTTAGAAATATGGGTATAACTGTAGAACCTGTTAATATTCCATATGCAAGATATCTTTTAGGTGGACCTCACTGTACTACTCTAGATACAATTCGACATAAATAAAAGAAAAGGATTGTTTAAATGCCATTCAAAATAGTAGAAGAACTAAAAACCCATAATCCTGCAATATATTTAAGTAGTCAGGAAGATGCGGAAAGAGTGTTGATTTTAGATAACTGGACTAGGGAAGAGACTATCGATTTCCTGGATAAAAATGGGTGGCCAGTCTGGCACAATAATAGGGAAAGTCTTATTAATAGCACTGATAATGTACAATTGGAATGGGATCAAGAATCTCAGATCTTAAGGAGAACTTTAATATTCGAAAGCGAAGAGTTGTTTGATGAGTTCAGAAATATGTGTAGAAATATATTTCCGTCACATCCAAGAGAGCTTATCGTAAAAGAAGCAACGGATATTTAAACCCCAGCTTCAAACTGTTTCCATGAAATCATATTCTTGATTGTCTGGTGGCGCCATTTAATATTATCTATGATTTCCGTTAAGGTCTCTACGATGATCTTCCATTCGTGGATTCTTTCTTCGGATTTCTGGATATCTAGATCAGCATCATAATAGTAATCCATTTCGCCTTTCAACACTCGCAAACCTTCGAACGGATCGAATACCCAACCCCGGGATTCGATCTGTTCTTTTGTCATCTTACCGTTGTAATAAAGCCATTTATCTTTCAGCAGAATCTTCTGCTCGGCTTCGAATCGCTTAAGTGTTAGTTTTGCTTCCGCCAAGAGTGGGAGATACTTAGCGTGCAACATAGGACTTTGTCGGGAAGCTTCGTCTAAGGATCCAGTGATTTTAGAATCCTTCTCCCACATTTCTAAAATTTTTTCCAAGGTTTTATTCATACTATACTCCATTGCTCTTTAGAGCATTCTATCAAATTAATCTGTAATTGTAAACCCGGTGTACTGGAAGGTAATAGGGAATGTGACGTACTGCACATCACCGGCAGTCGACTGGAAGTTGATAGATCCAATGTTGATCGGAAATGCACTCTTATACTGAATAGTATTTGTGGTGTTATTCTTGCTGCTTAGAACCATTAGTCTTATATCGTATGTACTAACATCCTGGTCATTTGCTTTGACCTTATCTGCAGTCTTGTAGTTTTCAGTTACTGTCTTTTCCAGCCAAGTATGCATCTCCTTATAGATGTTCATGTTCTCATCTATAATAGCTTCGATCGTCAGGGTGCCATACTCCAGCTTGTCACCGGGTACATGTGCATCTGCACCACGGAATGGAATTGTAGTAGATCCGACGGACACATCAGGGTGTATAACGGTTTGAGCAAAGAATTCTAAGTTCTTAAATCTTTTTCTTATCACCACAACCTTGAAGCCATTCGGCTGAAGGAAGTTAGTAGATTCTAATGTGGATTCTGTAGTAGCCATAACTAATCCTCTGTTGCTTACCTGTATTTATATGAAAAAAGTTTGGAAAAAATCAACAAAGGGGGTTTACATTTAAATCGAAAGGCCTTATATCTACTATATCAACAGAAGGAACCACAAGATGATGCTCTTCAACGAACATAACGAATCTACCAACTCGATCAAGCCCGTTATGATCCACAAGACGTTTAAAGGTTACATGGTCCTCACCCCCGAAGGTCGTCTGCTCGACAACTTCACCTCCGCTGGTCCTTTCGTGGATTTCGAATCGGCTAAGCGTAACGCAGAGTGCAACGTTGGCATGCAAATGAACTGGAGCGACTTCTAATGACCGCAGCAATCATCCCCGTCGTCTTTCTTGTAGTGTTGGTTGTATATGGTGTAATCGAAGACTTGATCCTTGGAGAATCAAAATGATCAGCAACATGAAAGACTTTGCTATTTTTGTATTGGTTGTTTACATCTTTAGTTTAATGGTTTGGGTAAGACTTTACCCTGAACAGATTGGCCAATGGCAAGCTCGCATGGACATCAGTTATGACCAGATCTGGGGTGAGTATGTCGCAGACTGTGATTGCACGGAGGAGTTTCAATAATGATCGACATGACTAAAGACGTGATCGCATGGGAGAAGCTGCCTGATTGGGTTGAGTGGGTGGCGCGGGATGACGACGGAACAGTGAATTGTTTCAACCCGGACCCTGTTTTGGGGTCAGTCAACTGGTATGTAACGTCATTATCCAAGTCCCGCCGCATCGACGACTTCCCCGGCATCGTGCAGATCGGGACAGTGGATTGGAAAGACAGCAAGCAGCGGAGGCCGAGATAATAAAAAAGGGCAGCCGAAGCTGCCCAGTTGAGGTGGGAGAGGTTTTTCCTCTCCCTTTTTTTATACAGATTAGGCGAGGATATTGTCAACTCTGAAGATGCGATAGTACTGGTTGGTCTTAGCGGTTGCAAGACCGTCAGCTGGAGCTGAGCCAACGAATGGGTTTGAAGCCATACCGTAGCGGGTCTTGAAGCCGATCTTAGGCTGGAATGACTCTTCCGCGACCGCACGTACCATGGTTAGTGGAACGTATGGGCAGTAGAATACACCGGCGTCGTATGGGTTGGTACCCTTATAGCCTACGTTGATGTAGTCTGCAACTGCGTATGGGTCGATGTAGATGCGCATACGGCCGTTAAGAACACCAGCGAAGGTGTTGCCGGTATCGTCTACGTTCAGAGCGGTTGACATAGCTGGTGCGTAGTCAAGCATGCCTGAAGCTGCAAGAGCTGAAGCAACGTCTGAAGAAACGATAGCGAAGTTACCTTTGCCACGACGGGTTTCTTTTGCAATTACGTTTGCTTCTCTTTCGAGCTGAAGGATAAGACCCTTGATCTTTTCAACTGACCAACGGCCGTCAGCATCGGTTGCAAGGTTGAAGATACCCTTGATACCAACGTTTGCAGTAAGCGCACCGGTCTTAGCCTGGCTGTTGATAGTGCGGATAACTTCACGGTTGATTTCTGCAAGGATTTCGGTTGACAGAATGTTAGCAAGCTCTGTCTCTGCATCAAGACCGTGGATAGCCTTAAGATCCTGTGCAAGTTCTAGAGTGTATTCTGCCTTGAGCGCGCGTGACTTTGCAGTAACGGTTGCTTTTTCGATGGTGAAGCCCATCTCTGCGAAGCCTTCGCCAACACCGTCGCCAAGAGCTTCTGCTTCTGAAGTGGTGTATGCGTCGCCTGCATAAGGACCGGTTCCACGAGCGTCATCAATAGATGAGTCAGTGGTACGGGTTGGGTTTGAACCTGAGTCGTCGGAAATACCGAAGAGACCTGAAGGACCAGTTGAACCGTTACCGGTGGTTGAAGAGTCGCCTGAGAAGCCAACAGCTGCTTCGTTGAAGAGAGCTTCGTCGCCAGCTGATACACCAGCTTTGGTGGTTCTGTAGCGTGACTTCATAGCGAAGATAAGGCCGGTTGGACCGGTCATTGGCTGAACACCAGCAACGTCATAAGCCATCATGTTAGGCATTGCACGACGTACGAGTGAGATAAGAACTGGGTTCCAGTTAGCAGCAACTGAAGTGTTGTTTACTGGAGCAGCTTCATTAAGGTAATTCTGCTGAGCAGCTTGCTCTGCGAATGCCTTTTCCTGGTTTTCAAGAACAACAGCGGTAACTGCACGACGGTGAGCGTCCTTAATGCTGTGTCCTTCGTTGAGCACTGGTGCCCATTTTTCTACTAAACGATCATAAGATTCCATCTTCTGATTCTCCTAAATTACTTATTTGATTTTCTTAGAGCGGTGACGTAGGCAGCCATCGGACCAGAGATTTCAACTTCTTCTGATTCGGTTTCTTCGGCTGATTCTACAATTGATTTTGAAGTTTTAGCTGGCTTTTTGAAGTAAGCTTCTTTGATAGTCTTAACTTTGTCAGCAAAGATTTCTTCGCTTTCGAAATCAAGATCTTCTGAAAGCTTAACAAGCTTTTCAACTTCGGTTTCTGCAAGACCACGAGCTGCTTCACGGATAACTTCGTAACGCTTATAACCTTCTAGCTCTTCTTTCATTGCGATCATTGCTTCGGTCTGTTCGTTCAGAGTAGCTTCAAGAGCTTCTTTCTGTTCGGCCAGATCGTCAACTAGGTCTACTTTGGAATCTGGAACAGCGATGTAGGACTCAACGAAGAGTGCCTGTAGCTTATCCATAAACTCTTCTGCGATTTCGGCACGAAGACCGTTGTGGATCGCAACTTCGTTTTCTTTCATCCAATTTTCAACTACGTAGTTCAGGTATCCGTCTACCTTCTCAACCATATCGGCCTTGAATGAATCGACTTCTTCCTGAAGTTGGGTTGCATAATTTTCTTCGAGACGTGCAACTTCTTCGCTTAGCTTTGATTTGATCGCTGCTTCGAAGATAATTGCGGCTTTACCTTTGAACGCCTCTGACAGTGTAGCTTCTTCAGAGATTAGAGCATCTAAATCATCTGAGAAGTCATAGTCTTCGGTGTGCTTCTCTGGGTCGCCAGCTTTTCCTTTAGCCATTGCATCGGAATTGCTTTTATCACCCTTGCGCTTGGTTGCAGTTTTACCTGCGCCTTCAGCGCTTTTTACAGAAGCAACAGACTGTTCTTCGGCAGTTTTAGGATCGTGAGCTTCAACAACATTCTCGTCATCATCGAGCTCAACATCCTGTCCTTTAATTTGATCAGTCATGTGACTCTCCTATTTGGTTTTCAGTAACGAGAGGAAATTCTTGAACTCACGGGTCTGTGCCTCATAGAGGTCTTTTCTCGGAGTTTTTCTAATTTCAGTCTCAATTCTTTCAATTTCTCGAGCTTCGATAATACCATTATTCCATACCCATTCTACACCTTCCATAATTCCATTGACGAAAGCTTGAGGTGCGGATGGATCTTGGACGATGTCGACGGTATTCAACATGAAATCGTCTTTGACATACATAACACCATTTCTCTGTTCGAGACTTCCCATACCACGAGTTGAAACACCCAGTTGAACACCACCCTCTAGTAAACCTTGAACTATTTTACCCATTGGAGTATTCAGAATGCGTGCTTTACCCATCACATTATTACCTTCCATACGAAGATCGGTAATGAGATGGGATACCTTATCTAGATTAACAGTTGGACCATCTGGATGGTTTAATTCCCCAACTGCTCTTCCAGTTTTAACTTGCGAATCAACATATCTATTCACAGCATTTTCCATTACTGTTCTAGGATAGATACGTCCGTTTCTATTCTTACCTTCGGCCTGTGCGAAAATACCTTCGATAACGAAGTTCTTTTCTCCGTTTTCTTTCTTCTCGACGATGCACTGAACATCATTCTCGGTATATTCTGTAATAAGTTTCATTTATTATTCCCGGCCATTTTTATAAACTGAGCTGCAGCTTTCTTGGCATCTTCAAGAGAATTAAACGAATCTAACTTCTCTGAATCAATATAAGCTACAAACTTATTCTTTTCTTTATGTACCATGATATCGTGCTTATACATCTTAGCATCATAGACATGCTGTCCTGCAGGCATATCCTTTTTAGCTTCTCTGATCTGCGCAAAAGTCTTCATACGATACACTTATTAATAAATTCAGATTTATTTATATAAATTAACTTTTTTAATTTTTATTCATCTTCTTCAAATTCGTCGTCTTCGACTTCTTCTAAAGCATCTTCTAGTTCTTCGTCGGTAAACTCATCTTCGTCTTCAGATTCTTCATCCGAATAGATTGCTTGAGCAACTGCGATCTTTTCCTGGTCAAGAGCATCCGAAACTCTCTGGCCTAGAAGTTCATTAAAAACTTGGTTTGCTTTTGTATATTCAGAATGACTAATATAATCAATCATCTTTGAAATTGGATTTTCTTCCGCCACTTCAAATTCTTCTGCCATAATAACTCCTTATTTAGCTACTTTCAAATTGATAGTATGTGATGTTTTAGGTTCAGGCTTTTGCTGTTGTGCTGCAGCTTTTTCTTGTTCGGCGTTGGCCTGATTGATTTCGTCTTGTGCCGGTTCTTCAGCTTCTACCTGTTTAGTCATTTGTTTGATCTGATCATCATCAAATCTTAAAATGTTCTTCATTACCCACTCTTTCGAGAAGTATTCACCGACATACTGCTGCACTTGGTCTAGGGTTTGTAGTTTCTCTCTAAGTAATTCAGCTTCTTTGAGCTCTGTAAAGTGATTATCCCTTACAAATTCGAAGGTAATATCATTCGAAATATCTTCCCAATCTTCTTCAGTAATAAGATTCTTAAGTATAAGTTGACGCTTAAGCATCTCTCTAAACAACATAGAGAATCTACGACGAAGTCTATCAATAAACTTCTGGAACTTTAGTTCATCCCTAGAAATCTCAGTAGATCTTCCGAGCGAGAATTGTGCTTCTTGTTCAAGTCTGTTAATAGGAACGTTTAGTGATCTATATAGTCTTTTCTGGAAGTAGACGATATCATCGATCTGTCCTAGGTTTTCACCGCCAGGAAGAGTAGAAATTTCAGTACCTCTACCACCTTCACGACGTGGTAGCCAGAAATCTTCAAGCATAGACATATGCTTGCGATCGTCTTTGATTTCCCCCGTACCAGCATCATAGACTAGCTTATTACGATAGCGAGTCATAATACCTTTCATATACTCTTCAGCTTTACCCTTTGGAAGGTTGCCTACGTCAATATAGAAGATACGACGCTCGGGAGCACGCGCAAGACGATAGATGACCAAAGAGTCTTCCATCATTCTTAGCTGGTTAATAGGCTTAAGAGCTTTATGGAGATATGAAACTACATGCTTCTGTGAAGCGTCTAGTAGACCGGAAGTAACATATACAACAGAATCTTTTGTTAATTTAACCCCACTATTCTGTTCACCTGGTTTTTCTTGATAGATGTAGTACTCAGTTTGTCCTTCAACAATGCTGGCACCAGTAATCGGATCTTTCTTACGGATAATTTCTTTTACTTTTCTGATCTTAGCAGAGTCAATTGGACGAATATCAAGAATGCCTTTCTTAGGATTCTTCTCGTCAACTACAAGATGATATACCTTTCTTCCATCAACATACCATGATCTGAAGATGTCGTGACCTAAGTCGCCAAACTTCAGCATATAAAGAATATCATCGAATTCTTCTTGGATTTTAGTTTTGATTGATTTAGATAATTCAACATTATCCAGGTTTAATTTTACTGCAATCTCATCACCGCCAGAAACAGCCTCGTTGGTAATATCTTCGATAGCAGCATCAACCTCAGGGTGCATAGAAACACCCCGATATTTTTGGATAAGAGTAGAGTTATCCTTTGACTTATCCCCATCAATATCGATATACTGACCAAAATGAGAACCGGATGCAGTCACATATCCGGCACCGTCGTCGTCCACTTTTGGAACAATAGATTTTAGATTTCGTTCTTCGGCTTCTTGGGATTTCGATCTACGAATTTCAAATCCAAAAAGTTTTAAGCTATTGTCGGCCATTTTACATCCTATCGTTTAAGTAGCTGGGCGTTTCCGCCCAGCTTAATCTTATATATTCACTTATTAGGAAGTGGTATTTGATTCCCAATATTGAACTTGGAATTCAACGGTGAATCTCTCGATATCATCGTTTGTTCCATAAGCAAGATCAATAGGTGAAATGTTAGTTGGGAAGCAACCTCTAAAGACATAAGACTTTAGAACGGTTTCATCTCTATCTAGCTGTTCAACTAGTAGGTCTGCCTGATATTCTACTGGATTGGTTAGACCGGTATTTGCAGAGTGTGCATTGATACCGTTCATCCAGCGTTCCATAGCATTACGTACACCGAAGTCAGTGTCGTTGATGATGGTTGGTGTCCAGACGTCAAACGTACGATCACCAGCGATCTTTAACTGTCTACCACGGAATGGAACAGTGATGATACCCATCACTGAACCTGGTAGCTGTGCAGCTTCGCAGAGGAAAGATGTAACTTCTACATTTCCACGTGCATAGGCTGGGAAGTTGATTGTGGCTTTGAACAGATTCGGTCTAGCGCCACCGCCTCTTAGTTTGGCTTTAAAATCGTCTACTGCGAGAACCATTTTTTATCTCCTGCGCTCTATTATACCGTACCTACGACTTCATCGAAGTTCACGCCGGTTCTAACTGCCACGAAGTTAAGTGTGACGAAGTTAATTGAACGGGCTGGCTTGATGAAGATCGAACATACGAATTCGTTTCTATCAATTACTGCTGGTGTGTTATTGGTTTCATCTGCAACAACACGGAAGTCAGTAATACCACGTCTTCCCTTGATTTCTCTTAGGAATGGTTCTACAACGTTTACGAACTCGGCACGAGTGAACTCGTCGTTGAATTCGAACATAACATTACGGGCTGCAATAGCAATTGCTCTTTCGATAACAAGGAACAGACGACGAACGTTAATACGGTCGAACGCTGAAGGTCTTGCCATATGGGTCTTATCGCCATATAGAAGAATTCCCTGTCCAGGAATATTTGCAACCGGGTTTACACCATTTCTGTAAAGAAGATCTCTTTCAGTTTTATTTGGGGTATAGATCAGACTGGTTACGCCGAGATAAACGCCACGTCTTTGTCCTGCTGGTGAGAACCAAGCAGCCGTGTCGTTATCAGAAGCTGCCATGATACCAGCTGTAGAAGAAGCCGCCGGGATCTGGATATACTGATCATTATACTTATCATATACTTTGAGATAGTTATTATCCAAAAAGAGATATGAAGAGTATGTGAAAGTTTTAGCTGTTGTAATCACATCAGTGTTAGGGGTTTCAGAAGTAACAACATCTGAACGAGCAGGTGAAGCAACTACGACACAGTCTTTACGGGTTCCTTGAGCGATTGCTACAAGATCATTTACAACAGTAGTTTGATCTACTCTTGAATTCATTCCAGGCGCGATAAGGAAATCAACCTGGATGTTATCAACGTCTTCAAATCTATCAAAACCAGTTGCATATTGTGAAGCAGTCAACGCTGAAGAATTTGTACCACCCGCAAGTGATAATGTTTTAGCAGCCGGAGTTCCTAACTGATAATCTTTTGCGTTTGTTGCAACAGTACCAACATTTGCGCTCCAGTCTGAGTCAGCAAGATCACCAAATCCTGCCATCCAAACGTAGTTTGATCTGTTGTTGATTACATCGATAATATAGTTTGATGTACCATCAGCTGATTTTGCATCAGATGCCGTAGAAAGGAATGCAAAGGTTTCTAGAACAGTTCCTCTGGTTCCAGTAAAAGCACCGTCTTCATCAACAACTACTACGTGGACTTCGTCATTTGAAGCGCCGCGAGAAGAAGCATACTCGGAAGTAATAGGTGCACCATCAAAGCTGCTTGCGTAAGTCCAGCTTGAGAATGTTGTGTCATCTGCACTATCTACTGCTGAAAGCCAAGCAACCTTTAAGGAGTTGCCTAATGCTCCAGGATATTTTGCAATGAAGGTGTGTTCTGCGGAATCTAGAGCATCAATCTGGAAATCGAAAGATAATCTATTCTTAACGCGAGGGGTTGTACTAGCCCTAGCATCACATCCGTTAAGGCTTTCGCCGCTACCTTCTGTTGCTTCTCTAACTACGTAGAGCGAATTTGCATATCTTAAGAAATATGCAGCTGAGTGGAAGTCGATTGAATTGTCTTTAGATGGGCTTCCGAAAACTGAAACTAGACCCGCTTCGTCTGATACTAAAGTTGGGGAATCGACTGGCCCCCAATTAAAGTTACCAACAAAAGCGCCGGTTGTTGAACCTACGTTAGGAACTACACCAGTAAGGTCAATCTCTTTTACGGTAATCGCCGGAGATTCTGATACTGCCATGACTCTTTCCCTTTGAGTTGAATTATATGTTAATCATAATACGGTTATATTCATTACTTCTATTTATGAGAAATAATATTTTAGAAATGAGTCGTACCCCATTCCACAGCCCATGGATTATCACGATCTCTTTCTTTCTGTTCCCATTCAGAAATAGCATCTGTGCCATCATCAATAAATCCGAATGGAACAATATCCTGCTCAATCTGTTTCATTCTATCCTTAAACATCATCTCTTTTAGATTGATGTCAGTCATATCCTTGAACATCTCTGTCGTAGCAAAGTAACCGAACATAACAAGATTCATCATTAAATCATCGTGGTTACCCTCACTCGCTTCATAGGATTGACCTTTTGCAACAAAGGTTGAGCATTCAATAATGGTATTTGTATCGTTAATAGTTAACTTATCATTTTCAATAATATCTTTAATGCCAGAGCATCCAAGTCTCTTTACTTTCCGACTCATTTCAATACCAATTCCATCAGACTTAAGCGCAGATGATATGTGCATATTTTCATATTCTAATTCATGATAAAGGCCACGAGTTACTAATACCCCCTGATCGTTTGATTCTACGATAACATAGGCTTTATTATAAGAAGTTGCGTACTTATAAATAATATCAGGGAAGAGTATTGGAGAGATAGAATTACATCGATAAACTGCAACCTGTTTAAAAGGTTTAGATGTTACATCGATCACATTAAAAGTAGAATAGTCCTGTCCTCTTCCCTTACTTACGTCTACGCAGATAATATACTCGTGATTCTCTTTCGTCTTCTCATAGATGAACATATTACCACCTTCGAGAATCTCAATAGGGTCAATTGCTTTCATCTTCATGAGAGCTTCAGCACCAATTAACGTATCCCCCGTACCGAAGAATGTGTTGCCAAATTCTTGGTCAAACTGTAACTGAGAAGTGTTTGAAATGGTTTCTAATTTCCATTTCTCGTCACGTCCAGGAACGTCCCACCAATCAACTCTGAATGGTGCAAACTGGTTAGTCTTCTGAATAGCACCTTGCCAAATAGTATAGAACATATTACCGATACCATTTGCGGTAGAGGTAATAATAACCTTTGTCTCTTTACCTGAAGAGATAACAGGATAGGTTGAGGTATAGAATTCCGCAGCTCTTTCAACGAATGCAAATTCGTCAAGGTAAAGCAATGAAACAGCCATACCACGGATAGAGCTTCCTGAAGTTGCTGCAGCAATAATTCTAGAATTATTGCTGAACTCAATAGAACCTTTATTTAATGCTTTTGTACCCGGCTGTAAGAAGAATGGCAAGTTCTCAAGCATAAGAGTAATACGAGCAAGCATTTCTCTTGCCGTAGCACCTTTGTTTGCAAGAACGACAATCGTCTTTTCCGAGTGGAATACCGCATACCAAAGAAGATAAGCAACGGATGAAATAGATTTACCCGACTGACGGCAGGCAAGAACGATAGAGAAACGATTCGAGTTAAAGTGATTAAACATCTTTTCCTGATAAGGATAGAGTTTAAAGTTCACTAGACCTTTATCAAGAGAAATAATCTTACAATAGGTCCGAGCAAAATATGCCGGATCTTGCATACATTTCATGTATTCTTGGATAGTTTCTTCTGACCAACCCTGTATAACGCCATCACGTTTGACGTTAGGATTGCCTAAATAAAAGTCCGAACTCATTCTTTATCGTTCAATCTCGGTGTAATATCAATCACATTATCTGGCTTCGGTTTCATGCTATCTTGCAGCATTCTTTGTAATTCTGTAGTAGAACCAACAAATAGATTATTTGTAGTATTACCGGGAAGCTGCGGTTTCTCTTTCGAGTTAATGTCCTTATGTTTCTTATTCAGATCCATAAGCTTATCGTTCACGTCTGCAACATTCTTAATCAGTCCAGATAGAACTTCGAACGCCCGTGGGTGCTCGCTCTCGCGAGCGACCTCGATCATATCCTCAAGAGCGTTTCTACCCTTTTGAATTAGATCGTATAGGGTTTCCCTGGAATAATCGTAGTCATTTTTAAATTTATCTGAATCACTCATGCACTGTCTTCATAACTGTATATTGTTGTAGTAAATCCATAGTCACTATCCGGAGAAGCATTAAGAGGATTTGGCTCAACCACGACTCTTGTTGATGGACTATAGTAAGCAAAGGCTCCATCAGAGTCAATCCCCGTGCTAGTATATATGTCCGTGATAACTTCACGAATGATAGCAGTCTCTGTAATCGGACCATAGAAGTTAGCACTCATCGTAAAGTCTAGAGTATACTGAATAATTCTCCTTTGATCTAATGCACCTTCGTATGCGTCAGAATAACTAACACCATTTAATACAATAGGAACATCTTCTTTGATATCATTATAATCGGCAAATGGGCGGATCGTTAAAGAATACTGTGGACTAAAATAAGGTAGGATTTGCTCTACTATTTGTAAAGCATCGTCCTGGGTTTTAGTATAGATGTTTAACTGAAAACCGATTGTATAAGGGGTAAAGGTATAGATCTTATTTCTTGTATTACCACTACCCTTATTCAGATTGTTAATTTTCTGCAATTGTCTTTGAGCATCATATTGGAATGATACAATCTCGAAAGACATTCTGGGAAGTTTAATGGCTACCTTTGTATCTTGATCCAGATCTGGATTTTCCCGAATACGATCTAAGAAGCTTGTGCTTGGTGCATATGTTAAAGGAACGCGGAGTTGACTGATTATCTTATTGGTAGAGTCTTTACGAATAACATATATGTTATTGAAGAGTGAACCAAACATAGCTACACTCTTTCGGATTCTTTCGTGATAAAAATGACTACCTAACATTACTGTGGGTCTCCAAATGGATTACTTTCTGTAAAGTCCAAGAATCCTAGGTCTGTCTCTGTGGTATCGAAGGATAGATTCTTTTCGTTTTCGGAGAGTTGATTTATTTCCGTAACTGCGGTAACAGTTGATATAGAATAATTCGGTAAAGTAATGCTATTATCTGAGTCTTGGTCTGTGGTGCCAATAACTTGTCTACCGGTTACGAAGGTGTGATACTTCCCATCGTCTGCCCCTACATGGATTAGACGTAGGACATTATCGGAATCTGAGAAGTAAGAAACTTCACCGGATACAATAACGCCAGAAGCAAGAGTTTGATTTACAGTTTCGCCGACGATAAATCCGAACGAAGCACTGTCTAGGGTTAAGCGATATTCATACGCATATCTCTTTTCGATATCATCAATCGCTTCAATGCCTGTATCCAAATCTTCGTCTGAGTATTCGAAGAGTTCACAACGGAGTTTATATGTGGGAAGATTACTAATCTGGTAGAACGGTTGTTCGTGCTCTACTGCCATAATCTGGAACATAGAATTAGACAGCGGAAGATATATTACATCACCTTCCCTCGGGCGCGCGGAATTTATTTCGTTATCGTATCTAGAAACCGTTTGGTTCCATCTCTTACGAGAAACTATAAAGGTTGCTTGGTCACGAATCTCTACCCCAAACTTAGTAAACAGGTCACCTTCCCCGTCGAATCCTTCAGTGTTCTCGATATACATTTCAACCTTATAGGAAGAGTTGAATCGAGAAGAAACGTCTTCGCCGAGAATCTTATCTTCGTTTACTAAATCACGGGGGAGGTAATAAACGTCTTGCCCATAGATCTTGAGTGACTCTATGATGATATCTTCATATAGATTCTGTTCGGATTTTACTTTTTGGCTAAAGTAGTGATTCGTTGCCATAATTTATCCTATGAAGAAGTCTGCAGGCATTTCAAAGTCTAGACGAATCTTTTCTCTTAGTCTTTCAATCTCTGCTGTAGCGTCATCATAGATCTGTCTACCGTTGAGAGTAACACCACCAGGAAGTTGCATACCTTCAAACTTAATCAGGTTTGAACCCCACTGTTGTTTAATTAATGCAGTAGCATATTCTTTTAGCCACATATCATTCCAGACTTTTGTATGAGCTGTTGGAGATACGGGCTTATAAGCTTCATAGATGATATACTGACCAGCCTGAATGTCTTCGTCCTTAAAGTCTCCGTGGATATAAAGACGATTCATATGTCTAGAATAAGTCGTCTGGGGATATCCATTCAGCGTCATATCAAGGAGTGAAAGATATTGATTCAGTTGGTCGTAATAGGCAAGATCACCAGCAAAGTTCTGTAGGTCGGCAATGTCATTTAACATCATCTGATATTTAATATCAAAGAAGTTGAATGTACCGTTAAAAGCAGATGAGATACTGAACAGTCTGGTGACTGAGATAGTATCAGGACTTACTTCGATATATTCTCTTGAAACATCGCTATCACCAACAAGATGCGAAACGTAGGTTCTATAGGTGGCATCGGAATGATACTCTTGCCAGTATTGTAATGCTTCGTCAATACGATCTTCAAGTTGATCTATATCAACGTTAATTTCAATTACTGGTGCGCCGAGTCTTCTTAAACAGTAATCAATAAGACCTTGTCTTGATGATGGATTCGCCATATTCTATTCCTATTTTATACTATTTATGATCCCGGACTATAGATTGTTTTTAATGCGGTCCCTGCTGAGTTGTAAATAATAAGAGATGTTGCAGAGTTAAAATCTGCTGATACAAT